GACATTTTAGACAATTTCCAAGAACTGGCTTACCTTCCCAAACAAGAGGCCAGCTTATCGAACTGTCTTGGACATGTGTTTGGCCACCTTTGAGCCAACCGCACGCTCCAGATGTATATTGAGCTACGATCTCTTTTAGAACTTCTGAACCCTCCCAATGCCCCGTTGGTCTGGGCTTTTCAGAAATGAATGTATTGGGGAGGACATCTAATTCTTCTCTAAGGGTTTCCCAATGATCTTTGAGTTCTTTGAGCTCCATTTAAATGAGACGAGATATTAGATGTACCTTCTTTTATGCAGACCCATTGTCATTGTACCACAGAATATGTTAAGTGCCAGAGAGTGTCGCATTGTTCAAGTAAGACCCACACAACAGGAAAACAGATTAGATGTTGAAATCTTAGAGGCACCACCAATTAATGTTGATTATCTTGACAATTTGGATGAAAAATTGTTAAGGTAATGAGATGCACCTGGCGTGATTCGAACACGCGGTCTCCTCCTTACTAAAGAGGCGCATTAACCACTATGCTACAGGTGCTTGATCTCCCTTGACCGGATTCGAACCGGTGGCTTCTCGATTAACAGTCGAACACTCTAACCAACTGAGTTACAAGGGAATATTCCAGTGTGGATGATTCGAACACCCGACCCGTGGAGATCTATATCATACTACTACAATCCACTGCTCTTCCAACTGAGCTAACACTGGTTTAAGCTTCTACTAGGATTCGAACCTAGGGTGGCGGATCGTCTTCGTTAAAGTCAAAGTCCGCAGTGTTACCACTACACCATAAAAGCTTTGGTTGAAGAGAGATTCACACCCCCACTTCATCAATAGATTGATTCTCCCCTTTAAGCTCGTTTACATATTTAAAGTGGAAAAGTGTTAATGAAAAAATTCCGGCTGAAACATTTGTAATGGTCATGGGAATGACATTGTAATGTACAGAGTAAATTAGAGCTAGTACACTTGCAATGAGGTTTAAGTGTAAGAAAGAATAATTTATGGCTTTCGCATCCTTGTGCTTGTAAACATGGGCAACTTCTGGTACAAACATGAGACATATTAAAATGGAACTCACGAGTCCAGAAATATCTACGAGATTCATCCTTACCCTATAATATTTTCTAATGTTTAAGTAGGTATGATTTGGGTCATCTTTATCCTTTTATTGGTCGCCACACTTCTTGCCACCTATCGCCGTCAGACGAGGGAAGGGTACGACTACAAATGTTTTTTACTCACCCTCCCCAAGGAAGATTTGAGACGCAGGAGGTTTATGAAGTATCACAACCCCAAAGTTCCAGTTGAAGTTATCTATGGTACAGATACGAGAAACATAAAAAGTGCGCGGAAGTTTGAACATCAAATTGACGCGGAATACTTTGAAAAGGCTGTAGAAATGCATTACAATCCAAATGTTAAAAGACCTGATATTACATATTTTAACATGGGAGCGATTGGATGTTTCATGGGACATATGGATTTTTATAAGAGATGTTTTGACCAAGGTCTTCGTTACGCGGTCATCTTTGAAGATAATGTAATTGTAAAATCAAATAAACTCTACGATGAGATTCAAAAAGTTATTGACGAGAGAGGTGATGAATTTGAAATGTGTTTCTTTCATTGTCTCTCAAGACTCCCAGATAAGATAGATGGAAAACTTGAAAAGGTAAAGTGGATTTCAAGTACAAAGTGTTATTTGATAAATGTTCAAAATATGAAGAAGTATACACATCACTTTTTACCCATGGATAATCACATTGATATGAAACATGAGGATTTAATATCGGCGGGTGCTCGTATATACTATAAAGACATGAGAAAGTATATGAAAATTGATCGTACCCACAATAGTACAATTGGTCACAGCGAACATGGTCGTCCACGATATTTTTCAAAAAACTATCCAACTGCGACACCAGATGATATAAAGTGGGGATACTAAACCCATGGAATATCTTGAGGTCTGTGACGACACGCCCTTTTCAAGAAATCTGTAAATTCTGTAAATTGATCTACAGATTTCATTGAATCTAACATCTTCTCAACATAATTGTTGTAGCCCGTGTGTTTTCCCGAATGAATAATACGGTCATCCCTCACACGGAGTACAAACTTACCGAGGCGTGTTGGTAACATTATGAGGTTCGCACTCGCGTTTATATCGTACCCCGATTTCACAACTATGGGATGTTTCTTGAACTGTTTAGGAATAATGTGATGATCCTCAACAAGACCCTTTCCATGAAGACCCCAACGTACCTTGAACATCTTGCGCGCTAGAGAGCCATACCTCATATCTAACATCTACTGATATTTATCTTTTACATGTGGGACAACACATCTAAAAGTTAAATTGCTCCTAACGGGTCTCGAACCCGTGACCTTGGCGTGCCTTTACGGGTGGGACCCCGCCTAAATATACTCTCGTATAAGCACCACGCTCTAACCAACTGAGCTATAGGAGCTCACAGTTTATACTCTGTAACTGTAAAACGACCTTTCTGCCTCGTCGTTGGAACCACAAAGAGTTGGGTTATCTTTTCTTTACCGCGTGGTGTACCTTTAACCTGCTTTGATTGCTTGTCAATTGTAGCTTCAGATCTAAATGTAACATTGGATGTGTAATACTCTATGCCATCCTCCATTATCACAGTGACCTGATTCGGTGGTGAAACCTGGGCACCCACAAACTTTGATTGTTTGTAAAGTTCCCGAAACATTCAACCTACACTATACGGAGATAATCCTTGAATGGCATGATACTTGTCGCACCCTTGATGAAGTCTCTGTGTTCTTGTGCGTGATTAAACGCTTCCCTGACCATGCGTTCTGCGAGAATACTATCGTATGTACACGGATCAACCGCACCAATGAGGTAACCTGGAGTAATCACTTTAGCTTTTACAGAAAGACTGGTGATTAAGTAGTCATATTCACACATTTCAGAAATAACAACAACAGCGTACCCACGATTTCCGTAGCTGTATTCAATAGAAGTCCGATAATCACCGCGTGTACTTGGTGTGATGACATTCGTTATCTTTGAATTCCTCGCGAGACCCGCGTGTGTTGTCAATCCACTGTTGTGTCTTCCAGGTACTTCTAGGAAGACGATGGAGTTTGTTGAAGACGCCTCAATGTACGCAGAATCAATGTACCTCGCAAGCTCTTGAACAGCTGTTTGGAAACCAATAGATTCTAAACCTGGCATATCATTGAAGATTGTTTTAGCGATACCAATAATATTGGTATCCACCCGATCATCTAGGGCTAAATCTCTCGCAGACTTCATGGATTCATTGCCACAAATACAATAGAGACGGTCGTAATCACCAAGGTTCTTTACGGCACGGTCAATGTCAACATAGTCGTATGATGTTTTTAAGAGTGAACCTGGTCCATCATCAATGTGTTCTTGATCAAAGTACTCCTTGATATTTTGATTGAGACCTCTAAAACCATCTGCGAAACCGTGGACGCGGTTGCCTTGACTTTTTTCACGAAGAGTGATTGACCGGATGAGAGTATTCACACCCGGGCACACACCACCAGCGGTAAGGATGCCAATGTTCATTTTGAATTACACACGCGCGAAGTTTTTATATATGTATAATATATAGAAATGTCTGTGGAAGTTGTCACATACGCCAACAAGTCTCAGGGTATGTTTGAAGAGCTTGTCAATAATGAGTTTGGCGTTCCAGTCAAAGTTTTGGGTTGGGGAACCAAGTGGAATGGGTTCAGTGATAAGTACAAGGCAATGTCAAAACATCTTGAAACTAAGAATGATGATGACATTGTTATTTTCCTTGATGGATTTGACACAAAGATCAATAAAAATCCACATGAAGTTGTTGAACTTTTCAAGGAATGTGATTGTGGTGTTCTTGTGTCTAAAGATCCTATGCCATTTGGACCATTTTCTAAAATTGTATTTGGTACATGTGATGAAAATAATACAGCTAATTCTGGTCTTTACATGGGTTATGTCAAATATTTAAAGATTGTAATAAACCAAGCAAATGAAATGGATTGTGAAGACGACCAAAGAAATTTAAATGATTTGTGTAAAGTACACAACTTTATAAAAATAGATGAACAAGAAAAAATCTTCAAAAATGTACCACCAACTCACAAAGATAAGAAAAATAATGCTGTATTTGTATCATATCCGGGTACATTAAACGCTCATCGCATAAAGAGAAGTATTATTGAATATATTCAATTTTTGTACATGTATATATTGTGTCTACTCATTTTGGGTCTGGCCCTGTTCCCACAGAGGCAAAAAGTTTTGTTACCCACATTAGTTCTATTTACAACTTTCTATGCTTTTGTCGCAGATAAATCATGCACTCTCCATTCTAGCTAAATCATCTATATCAAAGTGGATCCATTACTATATAGTTGAAAAAAATCGGTTCTGGTTTATGATTCCGGGTTTGTAAAACAGATGGTAGTTGTACACATGTACTTGGACCCATATTTAACTTCCGCACCTGTGTGTGGAAAAGTCCACGAACACGGATACACCAGAACTTTTCCCGCCTCGGGTTTTACCTTTCGGCCATTAATAAACTCAGTACACCCACCTTGATCGTCTTTGAGTGTGTTTAGATAAAAGATAAGCTGTACGAAGTATGTTCTAGCTGTATGGCCATCGTGGTGCCATTCATATGAACCACCTTTGTCTATTCTTTGAATGGGAAAGGTGGTATTATACACGTCATTTGCGTCGCTGAGTTCTCGGTCATATATATGATTATCTACACCATAATCAAATTCAGTTTTTAGGTATTTCATGTATTCATTAAACACTTCCCAGGACTTCTTTTGAAAAATGGATTCCACATCTACCCACCCCTCAACTCCATGAGTAGATAATTCCATATTTGTCTTGTCTCGGGTCACCAGTTCACCGTCAATTTTATAATAAAAGTAACCCTTTGTTTTTCTTGTATCATTTTCAAACCTATTTACAATACTTTTACACAGTTCTTCTGTAAGAATGTTTGGGAATTCCACAACAAACTTATCCATTATGACCTATACACTCACATATTCTTTAATTAAACGCTTTCCATCCTAGCTAAATCATCTATACTAGTTCCATCCCTACTTTTACGTGTGATAGCCTTAAACGCACCCAACCACCTCGTGACGGCGCGATTAGAACCGAGTTGCGACGACGTTTCATCGCTCACGATGATACTAAGTCCATTACACACATCTGGTTTATTTGTGCGTTCAGGGAACTCTAAATTAAAGGCTTCTATAGATATCGCGGGGATGTCGGGGGCCTCATCGAGAAGCCTATCATATTCCTCACGACACTTCTTGACAAACTTAATAACACATGTTCTATCTTGTGGGTCTAGTGAAAGTTCCATATCAATATTCCTATAATACTTTGAATATTGAACACACATAGATGAGTGTAATTCCGAAAGACTGAGACTTTGACTAAACTTACCTATACTCGTAAGAATTCCACCAAGTACATTGAGGAATGCAAACATGTATTGAACGATCATGATTTTAGCCCTTGTCTCTGATGAAATACTCTCATTTCCACTTGGATTAAGTACAGCGAAACCACCAACTCCCGTAATGCTCGCAATGACTATACTGGGGTATGACAAGTAGTCGTTCTGCTTTTTAAAATGGAGTCGAGCGTGGTTATGAAGCCAACGATATCCTGCAGCTCTCTCTGCCCATGATTTAAGAAGCCTCTCCTGCTTCTCACACCATGGGTGAGTCCCCTCCTGTGCTTCCATTATTTTACGCGGGCATTTTTAATCTCTGTCGCCTCCTGATACGCGAGAGAGTCTACTAATTCATTCTGTGGGTCTCCGTTGTGTGCTTTGACCCAACGCCACTCTACAGACTTCATTTTCTGAGAGAGTGTATCAATTTCAATCCACAGTTCTTTATTCTTAACGGGTGTACCCGCAGCTGTACGCCACCCATTCCTTTTCCAATTCTTAATCCATGAAGTTATACCATTCTTGACATAGTTACTATCGGTAAACAGTCTTATCTCAAGAATGTCGCGTGCGAGACACTGTTGAAGCGCCTTAACGACTGCAGTCATTTCCATAGCGTTGTTTGTAGTGTTGTCTTGCCCCCCAGAAATTCTCAATCCTGGGCCAACAACACCCCACCCCCCTGGACCGGGGTTGCCGAGGCAACTACCATCTGTGTAAATGTCCTGCATTTGTTATTACATGTGTCATTTATTTAAGTTTGAAATATCCATTACGACCATTGCGGGACATCGCGAAAACGGTCGCGATCACACCCAAAGCGAGGATTGACACTGGAATCCAGACTCCCATTTGTTGTTGCTTGGTTTGCTTCTCAGCCATTTTTTACCATATCATTAGATTTAAAAATTGTGTTCCGATCAATTTTTAAAGTTAATTTTTTTATTACGCGAAACGAGACGAGATCAAAATACCAACTTAGTTGGAGAACGCAAGGCCGCCCATACCAGATTGGATGCGGAGGACGTTGTAGTTGACCGCGAACATGTGCATGGTGGTGGAGGCAACCGCCGCTGGGAGAGTGACCGCGACTTGAGCATTGTCAATACGACTGAAATTACAGCTCCCTGTTGGTTGGTGTTCTTCTGGCTTGAGCGCGAAGGAGTACGAGTACACACCCGCGTATGGGTTACCACTGTGGTGGTTGTATGGTTGCACTTGGTTGAAGTACTTACCCTTTTGGGCCTTGAATCGGTCTTGACCGTTGAGGACCAACTTGAAATCAGTCATTGGACCAACGCGCTCTTCGTCGAAGTCGGAAGTGGACGCATCGGCGTTGTAGAGTGGGACACCACCCGCTTGGCCGATTGGCACGTAGCAGTTGGAGGCGGTACCCGCGCGGGCATCGCACTCAAGGACAATGTCAGCCGCCGCTGGTTCGGAGGTGAAGTTCCACAAGGAGGTGGCAACGTTCGCCGCCGCTGGGTCATTGAAGCACCACACCAATTCCTTGACTGGGTGGTTGTAGCTGAGGCGCTTGTTGGAGGTGGAGCCCGCAGTGACGGTGTCGGAGCCAGTGTGTTGCACTTGCTCGATGAGGTATTCGTGACCCTTTTGCGCGAATCGGCGACGCTCTTCGGTGTCCAAGTACACGTAGTTCGCGTAGACCTTGAACACGGAGGTGCTCAAGTAGGTGGAGAAGGTGCTGGTCAAATCGAAGTCGATGCGGACTTCGTGGTATTGGAGCGCAATCAATGGCAAATAAAGACCTGGATTGCGGTTGAAGAAGAAGATCAAAGGCAAGTACACGGTGTTACCGGTCTTGGCAGTGGTCATCTTCGCCCAGTTAGCCTTCTTGGCTTCATCCAAGTAAAGCTCGGAGTACAAACGCCACCAGCGTTGGTAGTGCTTGTCAACGCGTTGGCCACCGATGGACAATTCAGCGGACGCGATCGCACGCTCGGCGACCCAGCAAGCATCATCACCATCCGCGGTGCTGGTGTTCGCCGCAGCAGATTGGAGTTCGACGTACATGTCGCCGACCAAATCACCATTGCGGGCAATGGTGACGGACACGCGGCCTGAGTCGGCGGCGGTACCGTTAACAGTTTGTTCGATGTTTTCCATCGCGAAGTTAGTGTGACGCTTGTAGACAGCTTGGAAGAAGGTAACCTTTGGGTTACCAGTCAAGTAGACGTCTTGGGCGCCGTAAGCGACAAGTTGCATGAGACCACCGGCCATTGTGAGAGTTTTTGTACTATATAGCAAGATTTTTTTTCTGGCTGAAATCGCACTGGTGCGAAAATTTCAAAATCAATTTTTCTCAGTCTAGTTTAAATGTCGTCTCGTCCTGAGGATGAAGAATCAGCTGATGAAATAGAAGAAGGTGAGATTGTATCCGACGAAGAAGAAATGCTCATGTCCGAGGGTGAAGATGAAGATTTCTTCCAAGAAGATGAAGATGAAGGTATGGATATCGCGGGTCTCATGACATCCCTTCTCGCGACCCCAGACGGGGATACTATTTGCTCTGCCCTGGTAAATCTTTGTTACCAATTAGAAACCCAAAATAAGATTCTCATAAAGATGCTTGCCAAAATGCAGTCCTCAAAATCAGCTTAGAAACAAAAATCGTATCTCAATAAATAGAAATGGAGCACACCCATTTCATTGATAAGGAACCTAATAAGTACGAAGCTCTCGTTGAACTTCAGAAGCAGCATATCCAATCAATGAAAGAAGAACAGGTTCTCGATGTTGTCGATAGATTTGAACAGGCGTGGTCTCTCAAGACGAACGACTTTCGAAATGCCAGAGAGTTGGGATATAGGCAATTTATCCACCCCGAATATTTCGACGAGTCTGGAAACCCAATCCCAGCTCAAATTGACATTCTCGCCATTAAAGGTAACCGCGACCGACAGAGAACCTTCCTAATTAATGTTAAAAACCATTCGCGAGACTTAAAGATTCACAAACTCGAACCCAACGATGATGGTATGACTATCGTGCGGCGAATTAACAATGTGTTAAAACAACTGAGTGATGGTTACGACAATATCCGTCGCCACTACACATCGTTTGAGAGGGTAGACAATCCTACCGCACAACCACAGTTCAGCAATTCAGGCGATCCTTCTACTATGGACGAAGATGAAATTGAGAACTCAACCCCATTTCAAAAATGTCTTTTGTACTCGCTTGATCAGACATACAAGTCTGGGTATCGCCGATACAAGGGACAGTGCTGCGAAGAAATTAGAACCGTTGAGGGACATCGTACGCGTGCGTGGCAACCAAAGTTTAGTATTGAACAGTTTATTTATTCACTGGCACAGAAGGACGATGACTTCATTACATGGAAACACTTTACAAGCAGAGGTAGTGTGTTTCGCGATGTCATTGATAATTTAAGCAAGTGCCACGACGCTCAGTTTCCGGAGATTACCAAGCGTCGTCATGTTTGGAGTTTCAAAAATGGTGTGTTTGTAGGTAAGGAATGGATTCCAGATCGTGGCGTCTATGATTGCTGCTTTTACCCATATGACAGTCGCGAATTTCGTTGCCTTGACCCAACAATCATCGCGTGTAAGTATTTTGATCAACAGTTTGATGACTTCTCACACGTAGAGAGATGGCAAGATATTCCAACCCCCTGGTTCGATTCAATCCTCAAGTACCAGCAGTTCGAAGATGAGGTGTGTAACTGGGCGTATGTGATGGGTGGGCGTTTGTGTTTTGATATTGGGGAGTTAGATGGGTGGCAGATCATTCCATTTTTTAAGGGGATCGCTCGGTCCGGGAAGTCTACCCTCATTACCAAAGTTTTCAAGAAGTTTTATGAAAACGAAGACGTTGGCACCCTTTCAAACAACATCGAGAAGAAGTTCGGTCTCTCGGCGATCAAGGATTCCTTCATGTTCATCGCACCAGAAGTGAAGGGAGACCTCGCTCTCGAACAGGCGGAGTTCCAGTCTATGGTTTCAGGGGAGGATGTCTCTGTTGCCGTCAAAAACAAAACTGCGGTCTCCATCGAGTGGACTGTTCCAGGTGTTCTGGGTGGGAATGAAGTTCCCAATTGGAAAGATAACTCAGGCTCCGTTCTTCGCCGTATTCTTCCATGGAACTTTTCCAAACAAGTGAGGGATGCCGATCCACAACTTGACGAGAAGTTGAATCGTGAGTTACCAATCATTTTACTCAAGTGTATCAAGGCGTACCTTGATTACTCAAACAAATATAGGGACAAAGATATCTGGAACGTAGTTCCCGACTATTTCAAGAAAATCCAGAAGCAGGTCGCTATGGTTGCGAGTACTCTCCACAACTTCCTGGAATCTACGAACATCGTCTTCGGGAAAGACGCGTTTGTACCTCAGAAGCTCTTCATCCAGGTTTTCAACCAACACTGTCAAGCGAACAACCTTGGCAAACCCAAGTTCAATCAAGACTTCTATGCGGGTCCGTTCAGTTCCCGTGACATTGAAGTGAGAGAAGAAGTCGTCAACTACAAGGGTCGGGTATACCCCAGACAGCCCGTCGTCTATGGACTTGATGTGGTTGAAGAAAGTCTGGGCTTCACCGATGATTACTAAAAAAAAATACCACGCAATAGTAATATGAGCCAGTCACCGAGAGACTTTGTGAGGCAGTCGGGGATAGAGGTACGTCCCACGAACAGCCCAAGCTCTGTC